CGGCGAGCCCGCGCTCGCGTAATTGGTTGAGCACTAGGCTATGTTGATCGCCAGCGTTCGATAGTGTCCACAGCTGAGGATTGTCAGCCGCCATCATGGTATATCGAAGCGACGCCCATGTCGTCTCGTCTTTCATCTCTCGAGTCTCATCAATGAAAACGGTCTCCGGCTTTGAAATACCACGCGCGGCACTGGCTCCAGCTTTGACCATGTAACGATTCCCGGTGATTGTCTCAATTTCTTCGGATCCATGAGCCCAGCGAATACGCTTGACTTGTTTTGCCAGCCCTTCATTTGATTCGATGAGCTGAACAAGATCCCGAAAAGTCTCAAGCGAAGTCGTGAGCCGATGAGCTGTGCCGATTTGTAATTTCTGATCCCACTCAAACAAGTTCATGAGAATCTTCGCTTTCATGAGCGTGGTCTTTCCTTGTTGACGAGCCACGACGATATTGACCAGCGGGTGGGACAAATGATGACATTGGCTGGTTCGAGTGGTCGAGTGATTATGACGCAATCGATGACTCACCGAGATTCTGGGCTGGAGCCGCAATGGCAAATCCGGCACTCGGTCACACTGTCCACATCGACAATTTGAGAGCTGTCTTGAATGATCCGCCCGATGTAGTCCGCACCGAAGTCTTGTGCCGATGGGTGCAGACAATTTCGGCGGCAATTCCGAGCGACTCATTTGCCGAGTGCGCGGACGATACTCTCGAGCTTGATCCGGAAAAGCAGACTTGGTTTGCAATCGATGTCAGCCCAGATCGTAAAAATGCGGCTCTTGTTGCGGCTCAAAGAATTGACGCGGAGCGGTTCTATGTCAAGCTCATGCACACTTGGCACAACCCAATCTCACTCGATGACAAAGCTGTGGCAAATGATGTTGCGCCATATTGCCGCGAATACCCCACGGAAGTCGTCGCTTACTCAAAGCGCACAGCTTCGGCAATAGCTTCTCGACTTATGCCTGCCGGAATTCCGATCTCGGACATCGACGGGGCTCTCTATGGACAGAGCTGTGACGAGCTTCTCGGGGCGATTACCTCAAAGCGTTTTCGGCATAGCAATCAACCGGAATTCACCAAACAAGTTTTGTCGGCGGCACGTTTACCATTTGGAGATGGTGGCTGGTCTATTGGTCGCAGAGCTTCTCAGAGCACCGTTACAGCTTGCGTCGCCGCGGCACTTGTGACGCATTACGCGACACGCCCAGAAGCAGACCTTGACATCATGGTGGGCTAAGAGTAAAAGCTCGCGTCTAAAATTGGCGCATGGGTTTTCTTGATTACTTCACACCAACGATTCGAACTGCCGCGCCTCAAGAATCCGTCGATGTCGCGGCGGCTTCGGTCGCTCCGTATTATTCCGAGACTGCCAACATTTTCTTTTCGGGAATTGTAAGCGCAACTCGAGCCGAAGCAATGAGCGTCCCAACTGTGGCGCGATGTCTGGGCGTCATGCAGACAATCGGATCATTGCCGCTTCATGTGCGCAATGTTGCAACAGGCGAGAAGGTTCAAGCTCCGCGCGTAATAAATCAACCCGACCCACGAATCCCGGGCGCAACATTTTGGAGCTGGATTGTTAGTGATTTATTCTTCCACCCAGTCGCTTATGCATATGTCACAGATCGTTATGCAGACACCGGAAAGATTCGCGCAATGGAAAGAATCGCACCCGAGCGCGTATTTGTTGAAGTCAATCCGATGGTTACTGAAATCACCGGGTATCGCATAGATCAAGAGTATGTCGATCCGAATAATCTTGTGCAATTTGCCGGAGTCTCCGAAGGCTTACTCTCACGCGCTGGTCGCACAATTAAAGCGGCGGCTTCGCTAGAAAAAGCCGCGATGAATTTTGCCGATGAGCCAAATCCATTGATGATTTTGAAATCTACTGGCGCAACGCTACCGAAAGACCGCGTCGCAAATCTTTTGACATCATTTGGCAACGCTCGACGAAATAAAAAATCAACGGCTTTTCTAAATGCAGATGTATCTCTCGAACAAGCTGGCTTTGATCCCAAAGCGATTCAACTAAATGAAGCGAGAATGTATGTGAGTCTGGAGCTCGCCAGAGCGTGCGGATTACCGGCTTACTTCGCTGACGCACAGCCAACGACATTCACTTACTCCAACGCTCTTGACAAAAGGCGCGATCTCATCGACTTCGCTTTCAGATCCACGATGTCCGTCATTGAACAGCGACTATCTTTTCAGGATTTCATAAGCCAGGGAACAGAGTGCAAATTCGACATCGATGATTTCTTGCGTGGCAATCCATTAGAGCGCGCGCAAGTTTATAAAATACTAAACGAAATCGGCGCAATGAGTGTCGAGGAAATACGCGAGGAAGAGGATATGCTTCTATGAAAATCACAACACCATTCACAATCACGGCGGCTGACTCTGACTCCCGGACAATCACCGGGCGCATTGTTGCTTTCGATGAGCCAGCAAATGCAAGCACTGGAAAAGTCGTATTTGCAAAAGGTTCAATCGAGCCAAAAAATGTTTTTCTAAATCTTGAACATGATCGTGCTCGCAGAATTGGAAAGACTTTGAGCATGGAATTAGATGGCGACAAAGCAATCAACGCCTCTTTCAAAATCGCGCAGACCACATCTGGATCGGACGCACTAGTGGAAGCCATCGAAGGTTTGCGCGACGGCTTCTCGATTGAATTAGCTGTGAATGAATACGAGACACTCAAAGACGGCACAATGAAAGTTTTGTCCGGAGAATTGACTGGCGTGGCACTTGTATCTGAGCCAGCTGTTAGATCAGCCCGAGTCGCTGAAGTCGCCGCGACCGAAGACGAAAATTCTGAGTCAAAAGATGACGCAGAAGCAACACCATCAACCGAAGAAAAAGGAGACGAAGTGGAAGACACCGTCAAAGACGCTTCAACCGCTGAGACGGTAGAAGCTACTCAATCCATCACAGCGTCATCTCGACCAGTGGGCGGCTTTACAGCTACACCACGAATCGAAGTCACTGCCGCAAAATATCTTGAAAACAAAATTCAAGCCGCGATGGGATCAGAAGACGCTCGCCAATATGTTTTGGCGGCGGATAACACAACCGACAACGCGGGACTTGTCCCAACTCGTCAGCTTTCCGAAGTCATCAATGGCGTTTCAAATGGCGTGCGTCCATCAATCGACGCAATCTCTCGCGGAGCACTACCAGACGCGGGCATGACTTTTGAAATTCCAAAAATCACAGTTGCGCCGACCGTCGCTATTGCGAACGAAGATGCAATCTTTTCAGATACAGACCAAAACAGCGCGTTCTTGAGCGTAGATGTTAAGAAGTTCGCCGGGCAACAAAAATTCTCGGTGGAGCTCCTAACACGCACATCGCCCCTCTTTTATAATGAATTATTAGCTAACATGGGCAAAGCCATGGCTAAGGCACAAAACGCCTATGTCAACGGCTTACTTGTATCAAATGCAACAGTGGATCCAACAACACTTGCGGCAGTCCCAACAGCGGCGGAGCTTCTAGCTTATGTCTCTCGCGGCGCGGCTTCCGTTTATACAAACACTCAAGATTTTGCTAAAAATATCATCATGGGTGCAGGTCAATGGGCTAACACAATGTCATTAAATGACTCAGGTCGTCCAATTTACATTGCTTCACAACCTCAAAATGCTGGCGGTGCATTGCGCCCAGACAGTCTCCGCGGAAATGTTGCGGGTCTTGATCTATACGCAGATTTTGCCGCCCCAGCTGGAGCCGCTGACGGTTCAATGATTATTGTGAATCCAAATGCTTACACATGGTATGAAGGATCACAATATCAACTACGCGCTGAATCAACCGCTGACGGTTCAATCACCATCGGCATTTATTCATTCGGTGCATGTGCTGTCAAGCTTGCCGGTGGAGCTTTCCGCAACAATATCTAAAGCCCAATAATCATCGGTCAGGGTCGCTCCCGAAACTGACCGAGTCGAACGAAAGGAAGAGCTCATGCCCGCGATCATCACAGCCACTCAGCTGAGATCCGTCTTAGGTGTGAGCTCTTCTCTTTACAGCGACAGCTATTTAAACGAAATCATTGACACCGCCGAGGGCGTGATTTTGCCGCTTCTCGTATCACATGCGTCAGCTGTGAACGCTTACAAACTTGAGTCGAATATTGCAACTTTCTACACACAGACTCCGCATAACTTTTCAGTGGGTCAGAGCGCGATTGTTACTTCGCTCCCCGCTCCATTCAGCGCAACTTTTACCGTTGCTTTACCTCCATTAACTCAAACTGTAACTGCATAATAAAAAACAACAAC